TGGCTCCGGTCGCTCATTCGTTTGCCTTGGCTCACGGCGAAGCACGGTCGGGAGGGCGAGATCCTCCGGGTTGTGGATCTGGCGGCAGTGGTTTACAAAAACTGGACGGAGGTTGTCCTTTTGCGTAACCGTTCGTTCCTGCGGGTGTGCGTCGAAACCCAACGCTACCTCGAGGAGCTTGACCTCATGAGCATATCGCAGATGCTCCATAGCGAAATAGAAGAATTGAAACAACTAAACAAAGAAATCCTGGATACATTCGTGCCGACCGAGGAAGACATGATGTTCATCCGGATGCAGGAGGCGAACAATGGTTAAGGTTGAATGGGTCAAGGCTGAGCTGATTTCCCATGGCTCATTCGAAGACGTGAAGCGTGCATGGGAAACTTCGCGTCCGGCGGACACGGACGTGGACATGAAAAAGGTCATTTCCATGGATGTTCCGGTGAATGAATTTTTGCCGTTGCATTTTGAAATAAAGGCACCGATCCTGATCCGTGAGGTCATTTGCTCTTTCCGTAACCACAACGTCTGGGCACGTTCATCGCGGGTCGACGATCTGCGGATTTGGGAAGTGTGGCATGGACTCGACGGGAAGGGCGTGGCGGAATGCCAGCGGTCGTATGATTATATGATGGTTGAGATGGAAAACAAAGCCTCTCATCAAGATGATTTCCGTCGTCATCTCCCGTTGGCATACATGACCACGTTTTCGTTCGCAATGAATTTCCGTGATTTCGTGAAGTTCGTCCTTGCGCTCCGGAGGGAAAAGCTGAAGCTGTTCGATGAAGTTGCGGATGAATTGCTCAATGCTGTTTGGCGCAAGAATTACGTCATTCATGAATGGGCAACCCTTGCCTCGAATGAAAAGTGGTACAAGGCCGGGCCACTGAACCCATTGCCCTTGAACCATGCACCTTCAGGTCGGATCGGGGATTTCATCTACATCGAGTCAACCATCAGCTTCAACCTCCGTGCTCAGTTGATCCGTCACCGGGCATTGCAGGTGAAAGACACGCTCTGGATATATTTCACGCCGGACAAAATGACGTTCACCATGGCGCATAGCCTGACGGCGCAAATCATGATGCCCATCGACTTCGCCGAAGACCTCGTGCGCAAGCGGTCATGCTGGATTGCGCAGACGGATCTTTGGGAGCCGATCGTTTCTCAGCTCCTGACCATCCTCGGCAAAGACAAAGTTATGTTGCCTTGCGATGACGGAAAATGCCGTTTCATTCGCGACAATGATTTGAGGAAAGCGGGCCATGATCCATCGCCCCCTTGCCCAGTGCTCGCGAAGATTGAAAAGGAAAAGATGCTCCCGGCTCATGCCGAAGAAGCAAAAACTTATGCCGCTCGTCGGCCCCACACTGACTTTTGGATGAAGGTGATTGAAAATGTCTAAGATAGAATACGATTACGATATTTACCTCGCTGGTCCTTTTTTCAATGACGAGCAAAAAGCACGCATGGACAATGTTAAAAACATGCTCGTTGAATTGGGATACGTTGTGGCAGATCCCCGAGAGCTCGGGCCAGTCATCGTTGACTCCGCGCCGGAAGCCAAAACCCCTGCGTTCTTCAAAGGGATTTTTGACGGCAACATTCAAGCAATGGATAAATCTTTCATGGTGCTTGCCTCGTTGGATGACAAAGACATCGGCACTGCTTTCGAGCTGGGGCATATGTATGCTTCGCTGAAGTTCGTCACCTCATTCGCCTTCGGCGGCGGAAAAACAAATGTCATGCTTGGCCAAGCTGTCGATCAGCACTTCACCTCGCCGGAAGAGTTGCGGGAGTTTTTCCTGAAATATCGCAGGGTTCTTTTCCAGCGCGACGATATAGTGATTCTCGATTTGTTCGAAAAATCCAAAAAGGCCGAGGCCGATGAATAATAATCATCCGGGAAAAAACCGTTGCATTGTGTTCGACATTGACGGAACGATTTCGGACGCAACGCATCGGCTTCAATTCGCATACATGAAAGAATGGGACAAGTTCAATGAGCTTGCCTCGCAGGATCCAGTCATTGTGAAACTGGCGGATTTTATGCGCTCGATAAACTGGATGACAAATGTTATCCTTTTCACCGGGCGCAGTGAAAAATATCGCTACATCACACTCGACTGGCTGAAGGATGCAGAGCTCGATGCATCTTTCGAAGAGTTACTCATGCGTCCGGACAATGATTTCCGTCCGGACCATGAAGTGAAAATCGAACTGCTCGAAAAGCGGTTCGGTGGAAAAGAAGGGGTTATGAGAAACGTCTGGTTTGTGGTCGATGACCGCGATCAAGTCGTCGAAGCCCTGAGAAACTATGGACTGACTGTTCTTCAACCCGCCAATGGAGGTTATTAAACTATGGCAAATGTACCTGATATGCTGCGCTCTGCAGCCAAGCTCTATGAAGACCGTAACAAAATTTACGGTGATAACTACAAGCGCTTCGGCCCGGCCCTGAATGGGCTCCTCAATGGGGCAACGCTCACCACCCCCGACGACTTCAATCGGTTTGGGATCCTCGTTCAAATCTTCTCAAAGATCTCGCGCTATTGCAATATGTTCGACAAAGGTGGTCACAATGATTCGCTGGACGATATTGCGGTTTATGCTATGATGCTGAAAGAGTTGGACTCCGGCGCAAAGGTGAATAAAATTACCGATGAAATCAGCTCGGCGATGATGCCGAAGGTTTCCGTTTTCGCAAGCAACCCATTGCTCAACACACCCACGGCAGAAGACCAATGAGAACGCTTGTGCTGGATACTGAGACGACCGCTCTCATAAAAAATAAGCTCCAGCCTCTCGACCGTCAGCCACGGATCATCGAATTCTTCGCACTGTCTTTGGACAGTGCGGGGGAGGAGCTGGACACATTCAGTTATCTTTTCAACCCCGGCATAAAGATCGAAGATAAGATAACAGAAATCACAGGCATAAAACAAGAAATGCTGGATGACCAAAAGCCATTCAGTTCAATCGCTCAACACATCCTCGAGGTGATTGAGGTTCACGACGAAATCGTTGCGCACAATATGTCTTATGACAAAGCGGTGATTGATTTCGAGATGAAGCGTCTCGGCAAAAAGGTTCGGTGGCCCGAGCTGATTTGCACGATTGAGTCGACGGAATACATGAAAGGCCACAGAATGAATTTGCGTTCATTGCATGAGTTCCTTTTCGGGGAGCCATTCGAAAATGCCCATCGTGCAGAAAATGACGTTCGGGCAACAGCGAAATGTTTTCTTGAATTGAGGAAGATGGGTGTGGTTTAATCATGCGTATAAGAACGGGTTACTCATTCCGCACTGCGGTGGGGATGATTGAAGATGTTATGTCGCGGGTTCAAGAAACTGGGATGAAATATGCGCCGATCTCGGACAGAGCCTCGACGTTCGGATTTAATCGTTGGGCCAAGCTCGCCAAGAAAGCGGGTCTGCAACCGATATATGGGGTCGAAATTGCCGTCACATCCTCCCTCAATGCAAAAAAGCCAGTGGTCGATCACTGGACGTTTTTCGCTCAAGATGACATACGTGTCATCAATGAATTGCTACATCTTGCGACCAATCAGTTCCGCTACGAACCCCTCCTCACCTATGAACAAGCCATGGATGTCCGAGGATGCACGAAAATCACTGGCAGCCGCGCTCTATTCGAACAATTTGAACCAAGGCCTGATATCTATGTGGGCCTCAGTCCCTCCGGATCAAAAGGTTTCATTTCGTCAGCCGCCGAACTCGGCCACCAATTCATCGCATGCTCCGACAATAAGTTCATTCGCCCAGAAGATGAAGGATTTTACGAAGTTCTTATCGGGATTGGGGCTTCTACCCAAACTTACCCCCAATGGATCCTCGATGAAGAAGAATGGCGCAAGTCCGTCAAAAGAATTGCCACGCCTGAGCAAATCGAAACGGCCCTAGCCAACGCTCAGAAAGCGCAGGAAGGCTGCACCGCGAAGCTGAGGGCCGGAACCCTTCTCGCGCCGCCTCGCCCGTCCACGCTCCTCGAGATGTGCAGGGAAGGCGCATTCAAGCTCGCCATCGATTTGACGGATGAAATTTATTCCGCGCGGCTCGAGCGAGAGTTGAAACTCATCGCAGAAAAAGAGTTCGAGGATTATTTTTATATCATCGCGGACGTGATGAAATGGGCGCGTCAACAAATGATTTGCGGTCCGGCCCGTGGTTCATCGTGCGGGAGCCTTGTTTGCTATCTCCTAGAAATCACCACGATCGATCCGATAAAATACGATTTGTTGTTTGAGCGCTTCATCGACATCACCCGCAACGATTTGCCGGACATTGATTTGGACTTTTCGGATCAAAACCGTCATTTAGTTTTCGAATATATGGAGGAAAAATATGGGAAGGAACGAGTCGCTCGACTGGGAACTGTTGCGTTATATCGCCCACGTTCAGCAATCGATGAAGCTGGAACAGCGCTCGGTATCCCGAAATACCTCTGCACTCGAGTGCTTGACAGCCTCATCATTCGATCTTCCGGAGACTCTCGAGCAATGCATACGCTCGAGGACACATTTACGACGACTGCTGCAGGAAAGGAGATTTTGGAAAAATACCCAGAAATCCTTATTGCAACCAAAATGGAAGGACACCCTCGACACTACTCGCAGCATGCAGCGGGAATTGTTGTTACTGCAGATCCAGTCACATCTTACGTTGCTGTCGACGCACGCACGGGAGCAACTCAATGCGACAAGAAAGATGCAGAAGAACTTAATTTACTTAAGATCGATGCCCTTGGTCTCACGCAACTTTCCGTTTTTGAAGATGCCCTCCTCTTGGCCGGAAAAGACATCCATTTTCTCGAACGTGTCCCGTTGGATGACAAGCCTTCTTTCGAGGTGATCAATAAAAAACAGTTCTCCGGCATTTTTCAGTTCAATGGCCCAGCATTGCAGTCGATCTGCAATCAGATCAAAATTGAAAACCTCGAGGACATCATCTCCGTGACTTCGCTCGCTCGGCCCGGCCCAATGGCTTCCGGCGGAACGAACGAATGGACAAAGCGGAAAAATGGCAAGGCAGTCGAATATCCTCACCCCACGTTTGAACCATACCTGAAAACCACGCTGGGCATGGTCGCTTATCAAGAGCAGGTCATGCAAATCTGCCGCGAAATCGGCGACATGAGTTGGGAAGATGTTTCGACGCTCCGGAAGGCAATGAGCAAATCGCTCGGCAAAGAGTTCTTCGATCAATATGGCAACAAATTCAAAGAAGGTGCCATGCGGCGCGGAATGTCCGGGCCGATGCTGGACAAGATTTGGGACGACCTCTGCGCATATGGAGCTATGTGTTTCAATCGCTCGCATGCGGTGGCTTATGGGATCATATCCTATTGGTGCGCATACATGAAGGCGCATTTCCCCCTCGAGTTCGCCGCAGCCACGCTGACGCATGAGCCGGATCCCGCAAAGCAAATTAAGATCCTCCGGGAAATGAACGAAGAAGGCATCGAATACATCGCCGTCGACCGCGAGCTTTCCGTGGACAAATGGACGGTGGGCTGGAAAGATGGCAAAAAGGCGCTTGTCGGCCCGGTTCAAAACGTGCGCGGCATTGGGCCGAAGATGGTTCAGCAAATTATGGCTTCGCGAGTCAGGGGTGAGCCTTTGCCAGCGAAAGCGGAAAAGATGCTTGCCAATGCGACGACCGAGATCGATAGCTTATGGCCCATCCGCGATGCTTTCAATCGGATCATGCCAGATCCTTCGGAGCGAAACATTTTCACGCCGCCCACAAAAATTATTGACGTGGTGACGAAGGGCTACGACTACGACGTTCTCGTTTTTTGTACGCCCCGGCAAATCAAGCCGCGAGATGAAAACGAAGCCGTGAACGTGGCCAAGCGCGGCGGCAAGGAGGTCGTTGGGCCAACGCAATCGCTGAACCTCACGCTCGCCGACGACACGGACGTCATTTTCGGGAAAGTGGACAGGTTTCAGTTCGAGCGAATGGGCAAAGAGTTCATCGACCGAGGCAAGCCGGGCAAAGCGCTTTACGCGATAAAAGGTCGGGTTCCGCCCGACTTCCGGATGATCCGGGTTTCACAAATACGTTTCATTGGTTACACTGACGATATAGAGGGCAAAGAAAATGCGCATCAAGTCACTGAATGATATTCCTGCGGTCGCTTCCTATTTGAAAAGGATCGGGGCCGAGCCACGCTCTCTGCGCACAGCGGTGGTGAGGGAAAACAAAGGCCCATATTGGGAGGACATTGCGGTCATCTTTTTTGAGCAAAACGGAACAGTGAAAGCGCCGGACAATTATGCTCCCACGGAAAAAGAAAAGCTCGCCATCGAGGTCGATTGCCAAAGCGTCCAATGGCCCCAGATCCGTTTGCTTAAAAATGTGGTCGATTTGCCGGATGAGGTGAAAAAACTTCCGCCACGCAACGTGTTCGAATTCCGTAACCTGAACGATGAAATCATCATGCTTCAAACTCGCGTCGATCTCGGCGAGGGCGAAAAGAAATATGTCCCGTGGACCTATTGGGACGATGGCCAATGGCGCAAGATGGAAAGCGAAGGGCCGCTTCCGCTTTGGGGCATTGATCAGCTGAAAAACAATACGACCGTTTTCATCCATGAAGGCGCGAAAGCCGCTCGCGCCATGCGGGAAATGGTCGAAGGCAAATCGCCAGAGATGAAAAAGAAGCTCGCCGCTCACCCATGGGGCGAGGAGCTTTCCGCCGCCGCACACATCGGTTGGATCGGCGGAGCGCTGAGTCCAAGCCGCACCGACTGGTCAATGCTTCAAAAACTCGGAGTGAAACGTGCATACATTATATCTGATAATGACGCGCCCGGCATTGCGGCGGTTCCTGCGATCTCTTTCCATCTCAGAATACCAACTTTTCACGTGCAGTTTACTTCAGAGTGGCCGCAGGGCTTTGACCTCGCCGATGACTTTCCGAAAGTTATGTTCAAAACCGTGGAAGGACGCGAGTATTATACTGGTCCATCGTTCAGAAGCTGTCTGCATCCTGCTACTTGGGCGACCGACCAAATCCCTAATCCTCGCGGCAAACCATCGATCGTCCTTCGTAAAAATTTTAAGGAAATGTGGACATATGTCGAAGAGGCCGACCTTTTCGTCTGCACGGAAATGCCGGAAATAATTCGTGCCGAAAACATCATGAACAAAATGTTGTCGGCATTCAGCAATACGAACCAAACGTCTCAGTTGATCGTGAAGGCATACAACGGGCGCTCCGCGAAGCTTTGCTACCGTCCGGACATAAAAGGCAAGATCGTGACGGACAGCACAACCTCCGCGATCAACCTCCACACCCCGACCCACGTGAAAAGCAAGCCGGGCAATGCGGAACCTTTCCTCGACTTCATGCGTTATATGTTTCCGAACGACAGCGAGCTGAAGGAAGCCCTCCGTTGGTGCGCAACGCTCATTGCGCGGTTGGATGTCAGAATGGAGTATGGGCTCCTTCTCGTCAGCGAACGCCAAGGCGTGGGCAAAACCACGCTCGGGAGCTCCATCCTCGGCCCATTGGTGGGGATGCAAAACGTGGGCTTCCCGACTGAAAATCAAATCGTTCAGTCCGAGTTCAATGGTTGGCTCGCCAACAAGCGCCTCATCGTGATCAATGAGATCTATTCAGGCCACAGTTGGAAAGCATACAACAAGCTGAAGTCTGCGATCACCGACAAAGAGGTCGAGGTGAATGAAAAATACCAGCGGCCCTACATCATCGAGAACTGGTGCCATGTATTCGCTTGCTCGAACTCAATGCGAGCGCTGAAGATCGAGGAGGACGACCGTCGGTGGTTTTATCCCGAGGTCACCGAAGAAAAATGGCCGCGCAATAAGTTCGAGAGCTTTCATAACTGGCTCAAGAGCGGTGGCCTAAATATTATCAAAAGCTGGGCCGAGAACTATGGCGACTACGTTTTGAAAGGCCAACCTGCTCCGATGACAGAGCGCAAAAAAGAGCTTATAGTGGCCTCTCGGACGGAAGGTCAGCAAGAAGCCGCAATCCTCGCCGAAGCCATGAATCGCCAAGAGGAGCCGCTTGTGCTCACGATGAAGGATATTGTGGAATGGGTTAGGTCGTCCATTCAGGGTCGGCTTTATGATACGGACCTCGAGCTCCGGAAGGCGATGAAAGAGGTGGGAGCCGTTTGGTACGAAGACAGGTTTCTCATCGGTGGTCGACTTCAGCTCGCGGCGATGAATTGCCGGGCGCTGGACATGATGAAAAACAAACATAGCCTGAAGGTCATAAAGAACGTGGTCGGCCTGACCAAAACGGAAGAGGAGCCTGAAGTCGCGCTTCAACGCAAATCAGCAGTCATTGATGATTTGCGGAGGATGATGAAAAAACCCGGCGATGTCGCCAATGCTAGCATGTGAAAAAGGAGGTTGAGATGAAAAAGACAGTGTTCACGAAAGTTTGGATGAAAAGCAAGGCTTACAAAAAAGTGATGAAGCTCATGGGGCGGTGTTTGAAGTCCGGCGGATGGGTTGAATTCAACCAGTCCGGGGAGTTCATCGACTGCACGCTGAATTGGGAGGGTTGAATGAATGGATTGGGTGCTTTTCATAATTTTCCTTCCGGCGATCGGATCGGGGATATTGCTTATGGTGATGTGTCTCATCGAGCTGTCCCAACACGGATCACCATCCATTACGGAGCCAGACCCATTGCCGTGGTCGATTTTATATCGAGGCCGAAAGAAGGGCTTCTGGCGAAGATTAAAAGAGCGTTGGTGAAACGCAGGAGGCCGCTCCATGATCCGTATTGATCCGCCGCTCCCGCTGGAAACCCCCAAAGGGAAGGCCATGGCCCATTTTCTCATAGATTACGGCCCAGAGCACCATTTGCTTTGGGTTTGTTTCCAAGATTTGACCGGGGAATGCTGGACTTGGGCCAATCCAGAGGTCAGATTGCAGCTAAATTCGTCAATGTTAAGAGCGACTTATAAAAAAGATGACATTTTGTGAAAAAAATCGTTTTCTTTTCTGTACAGTTCGGGCATAAGGATGTCATCGGGCTGGTCCGCCGATTCGAACACGGGCCTACAACGGAGAAACAAAATGTCGAACGTAAATGCTCTTGCTGACCAATACGGCGCAATCAAGACCCAGATCGAAGCGCTCACCGCTCAACTCAAAGAAGTTCACAAAGACATCGTCGCCACTGGCACTGACCGCATCGTTGGCGAAAACTTCCTTGTCATGGTCAACCTCCGCAAAAACACCGAAATGTCCGAAGAAAAAGTCATGGCGACTTTCGGCGTCACCCTCGCTCAGTTCAAAAAGATGTCCGATGCCTGCAAGATCGAAAAAGATCCTTCGGTCGTCGTCACCTACGAATCACGGTTCTGAGGGAGGAGAGAGATGAAAACTTTTACCGCACATTTCGCAGGGAAGGAATTCGGCGCAATCAAGGCCTATCCCTCCCGTACCCTCGCCAACAAGCATGGCAATGGGTTCACGATTTTCTCCGACGAAGCTGATCTCATCGAAAACGAGAGCTTAACTTTGTCGCAGATGGTGACGTTCTACAATCACCACAATAAGGCCCAGCCAGTGAAAAATTTCTCTGACCGGGAAACTGCTGCAAAGCGTATTTTCACCCTCGCTCAAGCCAAGGCTGAGCTCATTCAAATCCAGAAGGAAACACCTGCTATGACTACTGCACCGAAGGAAACTGTTAAGGAAACTGTTGCCAACTTGAAGAAGGCAAAGGTTGCTGCCCCAAAGAAAAGTGCCGCTCCGAAGGCTGAAAAGGCTCCACGCAAGTCCGAGTTTGCTGGCGTGAAGATCTTCCCGAAGGAAGGCCTGACTGAAAACCCACGCCGCGAAGGTGGCTTTGGATATAAGGCCATGGCTTTCATCATGGACAATCCGGGCATCTCGTATGAAGATTTCGTCGCGGCAGGTGGTCGCCGTCAGGATCTCGCTTGGGACCTCGCGAAAGGCAACGTCACTATTCAAAACTGAACCCAACGGGCCGGGTTCGTCCTGGCCCATTCACCCAACACCGTAAAAAATAGGAAAATTCAAAATGGCACACGAAGTTGAAACAATGGCATTTGCAAACGCAGTTCCTTGGCATGGCCTCGGCAATCGCGTCGACCCAACGGTATCCGTGGACGAAATGCTCGTCGCTGCAGGATTGGATTGGGAAGTCAAGCTCCGTCCTTTATTCGCCCAAGCGGAAGACGGCTCAATGGTCAAGCTCCCGCTCCGCCGCGCTCTGGTGCGTTCGTCCGACAACAAGGTCATGACGGTCACAGGCGACATGTGGAAGCCATTCCAAAATAAGGATGCGCTCGAGTTTTTCCGTGAATACACAGAAGCTGGTGGCGCAAAGCTCGAAACCGCCGG